GACGACTGAAAAAAAAGGCCCTGCCGCACGGTGCGAAGCAGGGCCGGAGCCGAGCGACTTCTAGTGACCCAGCCCGCACACAAGCTCACGCCCACCACGGGCGGCCCCAGACGGCCCACAGGGTCGCCGGGGCCGCCCCGGCCCGTACTGACACGAGACGAGGTACGCGCCCTCTGGCGAAGCCTCAGGGCCTCGGGACGAAGGCACGCAGCACGAGACCACGCGCTCGCCGTCGTCACCTACTACGGCGGAATGCGAAGGTCCGAAGCCGTCCTGCTCGCGGTCGGCGGACTGGACGAGGCGGCCGGTACGCTCACCTTCTGGCGACCCAAGGGCAGGGACTGGCACTGCGTCGGCCTGCCTGCCGAGGCCGTGGCCGTCCTGGCACGCTGGATCATGGCCGAGCGTGCACGCCGAACCATGCACGCAGGCTCGCACCTGTTTTTGTCCCAGAAGGGCGGGCCGCTCTCCGGCGGACAGCTCGCCCGGTCGATTCGCAGGGCCTGCCTCGAAGCGGGCATCCCGAGGGTCAAGGCGCACGCACACTGCCTGCGAAGGAGCCGCGCGACCCATCTTCTCGAAGCGAGCGACGGGGATTACCGGCTGGCGCAGGCCGCGCTCGGGCATCGGTCGGTGGCCACGACAGAGCGATACCTGTCGTCGAACCGGGAAGCCGAACTGATGCGGCGCCTCGGGCTCTAGCTCTTCCGGTAACCGTACTCCGCGATCAGCAGGGCATCGGCTACCGCGTGCGTGATCTTCACGCCCGGGAACAACTCCTGAGCGCGCGCCTTGTGCGCGTTCTTCTTCATCGTTCCCGAGCCCGCAGACTTCAGCGTCGGCAGGTTGAAGGGGCGCTGCCAGGTTCCGGGCGCCACGGTGTCGAACGGGATACCGACGGCGATCAACGCCATGCGTAGCGACCCGTAGTTTTGCCCGAACGTGAACGTGGACACGACGCCTTGCTTGGGCATGGACGCTACGCGCTCGATGATCGCGGTCGGATGACCGGGCGCGTCCAACTCGCGCAGGCTGGCCAACAGGTCGAGGATGTCGCGCTCGGTTGCGGGCATGGGATAGGCGACGGGCTTTTCCCAGCCGACGGCAGCGATGCCGCCCGACTTGCCGGGGTCGATGCCGATGACGGTCATCCGCTCAACGCCTCCTCCCAAATCTCGTCGTACCAGTCCTCGGGGTACAGCCAGCGAGAAAACGTCTCGGGGCAAAACGCCCACGACCCCGCGTCGTACCAGCCCGCATGGTGCCAGCCGCAATACTCGCCCGGCTCAAGCGACATCGCCACCGCAGGGTCCGGACAAGCGTCCGCGTTCGGCGTCCACGGCAACACGCGCGCAATACCCGGCCGGTCCTCCACCACGAACGCCCACGCCGCCACGTTGTGCAGCTCCCACGCAGCCATGCGGGCGAACTCTTCGGACGAAACGCTGCGACCGAGGATGCCGTGCAGCTTGCGCCGCGCGATCGGCTCGGCCTTGGGCGAACGGTACAACGCATCCATGTAGTGCATCTCGCGACCCGCCTGCTCACCGTGACTGACGGTGGCGTGTATGCGGATGTAGGGTGCGCCGTTCTTGTCGAGGGCGTCCTCGGTGTTGAGGATCACCGGCGTCCAGCCTTGCACGATGATCATCACTCATCCTCCTGCCGTGTATTCCATGACCCTTCGTATTCACGGCGCCACTTGAGCGGCGGCGAAATCGGAGCAATCATGTGCCGGGTGATGTAGTCCGCACGCCGCACGTACTCGTCTGCCATGTCGGCGTGTTTGCTCTTTTCCGAGAGACGCAGAAGCCAGTCGCGCACCCACGTCATGCCCTCGATCTGCCCTTGCGTCCGGGCGTCCAGTGCTCGCTTGTCGCTCATTTTTGTCTCCCCGCTCTCATCATTCTAATTTGATCGATCAGGGGAATGGACTCGACCTCGTACACGATCCTTCCCGCCTCGTTGTCGTAAACGTGCGACCACTGCTCCGAATTGTCAACGTCCTTGGCGATACCCACGGCCTCGTCAAGATCGTCGGTTCTATGGCACAAGTCGTACGCTCCCGGGCTCGGGTAGTAGGCGTACCCCACAAACACCAGATACCTCATGCCAACTCCCTCTTGCGCTTCGCCATCCGGTCCTTGAGCGCAGCCTTGGCTTGTGCGGGCATCTGCTGGAACAGGTCGCGCAGCTCGTCCACGCTGGAAGCGCCGTCAATCGCCGTCTCCCAGTCGTCGTACTGCGGCACCTGAGCATCCATTTGTGTCAACACGCGCTCGGGCTCGCGACGCGGCGGCGGCGTGCTCGCCGCGTGGCCGTCGTCGTCATCGCTCGGAGCAAGACCCAGCGCAGCCAGCAGCGAGTAGCGGCGCGCATAGGTAATGCACGAGCCAGCACCCTGAGCATCGTCCTTGCGGTCCTTGAGGTACACCGCATCGCCCTCGATCCACTGACCGGACGAATGCAGGATCATGGTCCGGCACCCCGTACGCCCGTCCGACTCCCGCGTCTCGGTACTCTGGAACTGCGCCAGCCCGTTCGCCGCCATCTCCTTGCGGATGTGGATAAGCAGCGCATCGAGGCTGGTGTAGCGGTTTCGGTAGTGCGGGTTGGTGGCGTCCTTGCCGGGGTTGCCGACGCCTGCCTGGAATTTCACCAGTGCGGGCGCGATCTTGTCGAGGCTTTCACTGTGCCTCATGTTCGTTTGTCCTTTCTGTTCGAGTAGTCGCGCATCGCTTCGACGACGCGCTCGGTGTGGTCGTTCGCCGTGTCGGTGCCCCCGAACCTGTCCTGAATCCAACGACGGATCGAGTCCGACGCCTTGGCCCGCTCGTCCGGCTCGGGCTCGGGATGACGGACATACGTTCCCGTCGGAGCCACCGCAGCACGGACCGACTCGGCTATCTCAAGAGGCACGGGACGGATGCGACCCCGATACGTCTGCGCCGCCAGCAACTCGATTGCATCGCGAACCTTTGCAAACTCCAGCGACCCGACCGCCTCCCACAGGCGAGCGACGTAGGCCGACTGGGCCAAGGACTCCGAGAAGGGCCAGCGCTCAACGACGATGGCCGTGATCGTGGCGAATTCCTGCTTCGTCATCCGCTCTCTCCGTGATCGGGCAAGGCGTCTATGATCCGTTGAAGCTCGTCGGATTTCCGCTGCTTCGAGCAGTGCGGGGGCCTGCCGCGCTCGTCCCAGGTCTCGGCCTCGGTGAGGTAGTCCTTGACGTGGCTGGCCCGCAGAAAGGTCGGGAGCCCGTACGGCTCGCCGCTGTCCTTCGTCAGGCCCCGATCCACAAACCAGCGGATGGCCAGCGTGATCTTGGGCCAGCGCCAGTCACCCCCCGACCGACCAACCGCCTTGAGCCAGCGCCGGATGCCGTCGGCGTGCCGTGTCGGGCTCGGGTTGATGGGTCGGATGTCGGTCCCGGTGACCAGACCCCGCCACAAGGACACGAACCGATCCATGTCCGCCCGCGTAACTGCCCCATTTCGTGCCTTCGATTCTGAGGGCCCTGACGCTCGCTGTACGGGCTTTTCGTTTCGCCCCCCCTCGGGAGGGGTGGAAGGCCCGACGTGCTCGCCTGCGGAGCGTGAGGCCGCTTCTCGCGGCTGCTTGGGCTGTTCGGCAGATACACGGTCGGTTCCGGCGATGAAATCGGCGGAAACCGACGAGGAGTCATCGCTAGATGACTCCGATATCTCATCTGTGGACTCGGGTGCGGGCTCGGGGTCGTGGGGTTCGGGTATCGGGACACGGGTCTCGGGGCGACTGTTTTGCCGAGCGTTTGCCGCGGCATTTGCCGGAGCACTTGCCGCGTCGTTTGCCGCGGCACTTGCCGCAGACCTCGCCCGGTTCGTTTTCTCCGCACCACGCTGTCCGGCCTCGGATCGGACTTTTCGGAGGTGCAAAACGGTCTTCTTGCTGGGGTTCATGTCGAGGTAGTCGTGGACCCAGACGCTGCCGTCCTCGCCACGGTCCCAGACACCGGCGTCAAGAAGCTCTTGGCAGGCCGCTTGAGACTCGGCCAGCCGCTTCGGAATCAGGCCGTCCGTCAGCCTGCGAGCGCAGTAGCACAAGAACTCAACGTGGGTCCGAAAGGCGTCGTCGCTCAGGCCAGCGACTTTGGGGTGCTCGGGGAACCCGTCATCCAGTTTCACCCAGACCACGGTCGCCTCCTCCTGGAACCCGACCCCGAGAAGAACGGGAAGGCGTGCAACCCCTCGTCCGCAGTAGCGCCGGGGTCGGGTTCCAGAAGGGGGGCCACTGCCGGTAGAGGTTGCACGCCCCCTATTGTACACGGAGCACGGACAGAAGTCATCCACCACGCAGCGCGGAACTCAGCCATCCCCGTCCTCGCGCCACTCGTAGATCTGCCCGCATCGCAAGCAGGCCGCGAAGTCCGCCCAGTGCATGACGAAGCCAAGGCAATCGTCTACATCGCAAGGGAATCCGCCTGATTCGAATTCGGACTCGGACCACAACCGCCGGAGCAGCTTCGCAGGCGTCAGACGATCTTCGCGGTGCCAGCTTTTAGCCATGGCGCACCCTCCCTGAAAGCCGCGGCCCCGTGAGTACAAGGGGGATCGTGACAGCCTCCAAGCACATCAGGGCCGGGGCCGGGCTCTCAGGAAGGGGGCTCCTGATGCGAGAGACTGTCACGCCCCCCATGGTACACGGCGCACAGACAGGAATCATGCCGCGCCCGAGTCCTTCCGCGAGATCGTGGAGCGGGCCGCCTCCCACTTCGCCAAGTCCTCCGCAGCACTGTGACGCTCGCCGGTGTCGGGGTCGATCACGTCGTGCCGAAGCACCCCGTGGTGGTCGAACGCGCCCTCGCGCGTCAGTCGTTCCAGCCACGCGATGCGCGAGGATCGTCGGTCCTCCGTCTCTCGTGATCGTCCGTGCGACTCGCGCGCCGGGTACGAGCCCGCGACGATGATCTCGCCCCGGAAGTATCTCATGAGCGAAAATCCCGAATCTTCAGTTTTGCGATCACTCGTTCTCCGTGCTGGTCTCGCAACTCAACGGACGGCCTCAAGACCACGCCTTCGGCTTGCCTCTGTGCCCCCGGGAGGCCCGAGGGAAAGCCGTCCGCACATAGCACCGCGGCCCCGGCAAGCGTCATGCGCCCGAGCGGAGGCGCGTGCGGTACACCCAAGGCATCCGCAATCGCATATACCTTTTCCCGATGCATCCATCGTCCGCGTTGCAGAACGTCGAACAGGCAAAAGCCAACGCCGTCCTCCTTGTAGCCGCCGCCGCCCTTCTGGATTCTCGCGCCGTATCCCTCGCCATAAAGGACGCATTCGCCCATCTCGATGCCCGGCACGGACGAGAGCGTGGCGGGGTCCAGACGTTCGCGCAGCATGTCGAGCAGGAACGGCGGAAGCTGCGCGTTGTCGGTCCGCCCCCGAAACTCGACTGCCGGCCCCGAGGCGGTAGGCCACGGCATCACGCGGACGTTGGTGCCATCGATCTTCTCCTCGGCAATCCACCGGAGCCCTCTCAGCGCCCAGAACTCCGGTCGCGCATACTCGTCTAAAAACGTCTTGTGGTTCGTTGTGGGATCACGCATCCACACGCTCTGAATCTTCGGGTACTTCACTGGTCCTCCTCCATCGCCTTGAGGGCGGCGCGGCCCGCGGGGGTCAATGTGACGCGGGCAGGGAGGCGGCAGCGCGATGCTCTGCGGCGACGGCCCCAAGTAACAAGGCCCCGCCCCCGCAGGGCGAGCATGGTGGACCTCCGCACGGCGTCCCCCTTCCTTGTGCTCCAGCGGAACCCGCCCGTGTCGGTCGGGCTCCTGTACCGATAGTGCTTGAGCGCATTCCCGAGCCCTAGGAGCGTCAAGACGTGTTCTTGCGTTTCACTCAGGCGCATCATCGTCCTCCATCGCCTTGAGGGCGTTGCGGGCGATCCTGCCCGCCTCGCGCAAAGCCTCGGCGTCGGCTTGGCGGTCCGTCCGGACGTCTTCGTCCGGAACTAGGCCCGCCCGTTCGGCCACGCGGTCAACTTCCATCGCCGCCTTGATGGCGTTCCAGGCTGCGGAGGCGTCTTCCGCCTGCCTCGTCGCCGCTTCCCACGCGAGCCTCATGTCAGCGGCGCGGATTGCTTCGACGCCGCCCGGGAACTCGTCTTGGATCCATTCGTCAAAGCTCATCGAGTCTCCCTTCCGCCTTCGCCGCGCGGTAATGGCTGGCGATAGTCTCGGTGATGTCTCTCCAATGACACTCACGGCAATCAGCCCAAACCCTGTCCGCTGCCTCTTCGATCCACGCCGGAACGGGATCGGGGATTTCGACCTCGCGGACCTCGCGCGTGAGGATGGGCCAATATCTACTCCGACTTCCCGAGTAGTCGATATTGGCTATTTGAGGCTCCCCGTTCAAAAGGAACCACTCCCCCGCCTTCGGCGGCCGGACCTCGTTGGTCTCCGTGAACACGTACTGCTTGACGATCATCGAGTCTCCTTCGTCGGTAAAGCGGCCGAGCCCGGCGCCGCCTGAGGCGACGACGCACGGACCCGACCAGCGGTGAGGCAAAGAGCGGCGGGGCGGTGTTTCATGGGATCGGCGGTGTGAAGGGCTACCGCCCGGGGGAGTTTCCTCGACCCCGTATTCGATCTGTCCCGGGTTCTCCCCGGGCACCATGCCGCCCGCGCCGCGTGTGTCATTCGTTGTTGCTCGTACGACGGCATAGCGGCGTGCCTGCCTGCGTCTGCAGCGTCCACGTCTTCGCGTCGAGCAGGTCGCGGATGGCTGAGAGCTTGCGGTACGCCTCGCGTGCTCGCTGCGCATGTTCTGCTGCGATCTCGGCGTGCGCGTTGGCGACAACTCGTTCCTGTTCGATGTTGTCCGTGTGGATTTTTGCATCACGTACACAAGCCCACAGGAGGACGCCGCAGGTGACGCTGAGAATCGCGATGATGGCAATGGCGGCGGCGCTCACTGGTCGTCTCCTTCGGGGTACTGTCCCACGTCCTACTCCTCCCCGACCGCGTATCCCACGGTCACATTGAGCACGGCGCAGACGCGCTGTAGAGTGCCCATGTTCGGGGTACGTTCGTCGGCCTCGATCGCCCATAGTGTGCGCTCGGTGAGGTCTGCCTCGTGCGCGACGGCGCGCAGGGTCAGTCCTGCTTCTTCGCGCGCCGCGCGGATACGCTCCCCGAGTGTTTGTGTCTTTGCCATGTTTGGGGTGATGGTAGCGGCCGGATCGCCGCCTGTCTACTTTTTTTTCTTGACGCCCCCGTCTAGACGGGTGTAGGGTGCGGGGCATGAAGATCAAGGACATCAACGGCGAGGTGCTCTACACGAGCGAGACCGCCGAGTCGATGCGCGAGGCGGTCGAGGAGGCGGTGAGGGCGGATGTTGCCCTGCTCTATGCCGACCTGTACGGTGCTCGGTTGAACCGCGCCGACCTGCGGGGGGCCGACCTGCGCTACGCTGATCTGCGTGGGGCCGACCTGTCCGGAGCCGACCTGACCGACGCCGACCTGCGCCGCGCGGAGCTTCACGAGGCGCTGCTGACGCACGCGATCCTGACCGACGCCGACTTCCGAGACACGGAGTTTTGACGATGAACTACGACGAGAAGACCGCGTGGGAGATCACCCGGCTGCTCGTCTGGGACCGAAGCTTCCTGCACCACATTCGGCTGTACCTCAACGAGGAGGAGTCCATCAGGGAGTACGGGAGCTTCCCGGGCGAGTGGCGTTTCAAGGCCAGGGAGCGCGCCGTGGATCTTCTCACGGGCCGCGCGGAGCAACGACCTGTCGATTCACCCGAGGAGAAAAGCGATGCGTAAACATGTCCCCAACGATCCCGAGTGCGGTTGCATCGCGTGCATCGGCACGGAGGAAGACATCCTGACGGACCGGCTGAGGGCAGCGCTCGAACTGCTCGCAGCGTGCGAGTCGTTCATGAGCGGAACTATGATCCGCCGACGCTCAGGGCTTTCTTTGCAGGAGGAGGTGCGGGGCTTCCTACTTGACCATCGCGAGTACTTCGAGGAGGCCACCGATGCGTAGAGACGATGCCGTCCGCTCACTCGTGGAGCGCACGCCCGACGAGCTGGCGGACCCGGCCGAGGGTCGGGGCGCGATCCTGTGGCCGTTGCTCGGGACGCTGCTCGCGGGCCTCGCGATCCTGCTGCTGGGGCTGCTCGGATGAACCCCACCATCCACCCCGAGCCGAGAGGCGTCCAGGTCCGCATCGACGATCCCGACGTGTACGTCGTCTCCACGGGCAGGAGCGCCGCGATGCTGTTGGAGATCAACGGCCGGACGTTCCTGCTCGAAGCGGTGACGGACGAGGACCGCCGCCGCCTGCGCGCGATGCTGGAGGCGGAGTGATGACGAAAGGCCACTGCCCCGAGTGCGACGGGTGGGGCTACGTCGTCGGAGTATGCGGAGAGTGTGGCGCGGAGACAAGGACGACGTGTCCCGAGTGCCACGGCACCGGCCGTGCGGAGGAGGAGTGATGACGAATCAGGAAATCTTCGACACGGTGCTCGCCTTCATCCGCAAGCAGGGCAAGCCGTCCGGGGACGAGGATCAGTGCTACTACCAGCATCCGGACAACCCTGCCATCGGGTGCGCGATGCGCCCGCTAATCGACATGATCGAAGACCCCGACGCGAGGGAGGAAGCCTTGAGGGAGGTGAGTGTCGAGGTTTTGGTGGAGGAACAAGACTTGTCGGGCTCGCCGCTGGCTTACGCCGACCTCGGCTTCCTGGCGGAACTGCAATCCGCCCACGACCTAGCAGCAACGAACGACGATTCCCTCTTCCGGGAGCGCTTCGAGGAGAACATGCGCGAGGCCGCGGAAAAATACAACCTGCACTACGCCGAGCAGTCGGGGCTGCGTTGTATCGCTCTGGCGGAGCGCGTGGTGGAAGCGGCGCGGGACGTCGCTTCCTCCGCCGTGGTGTTCGACGACGACCGGATCGCTTGGGTAGAGGCTCAGGTGAACCGTGAGGCCCTGACAGAGCTTCGCGCCGCGCTCGCCGCGCTGGAGGACAACGATGCATGATCCGGAAAAGGCCGCGCTGATCGCGAGGCTCCAACGGGCAGAAGCGGAAGAACATGCGCGAGGCCGCGGAAAAATACAACCTGCACTACGCGGAGGAGGAGTGATGGCCTACGACGAGCCGGGCAAGCCCCGCCACCGACCCTGCCCCGAGTGCGACGGCACGGGAGAGTGCTACGAACGCGATCTGCTGTTCTGCCTCGACTGCGACGATTGTCGCGAGCTGGATTGTCCCGAGTGCGAGGGTACGGGCGAAGCCCCCGAGCTGCTACGGGTGCTCCACGGCCTGACCCCGGGAGGATTGATCGCGAGGCTGCGCGCGGACCTGGCGGACGCCGAGGCTGCGCGCCGCGCTGGAGGACACCCGTGAGTGAAAAAGACCCGTTGGTTGCGTGCGCCCGCCGATTGCGGGACGTGGAGCGCGAGTTGGATGAACTACGGGCCGTAGCCCGGTATCGCGATAGCATCGACACCTACCGAGCCTTCCGCGAGAAGCACCCGTACGCCAACGCCATCGATGCCGCCCTCGCCGCCGCCTACGAGCAGGGGCGGGAGGACGAGAACAGGGCGTGCGAAGACATCGTGCGTCCGAAACCCGGACCGGAGCCCCTGGACTTCAACATGCACCGTGCTCTACAACGCCAGCGGCGCCGACTTTCCGCCGCCATCGCCGCGCGGCGCACGGCAGAGGAGGACAACGATGGGCAGTGAGACCCCCACCCCCGGTAGCGCCGAGGCCATCGAGCAGGGCTGCACCTGCCCCGTGCTCGACAACGCGCACGGCCGCGGCGCGCGTGGGACGTCCGGGCCCGACGCGGTGTTCTGGATGTCGATGGACTGCCCCGTTCACCGGTACGCTCTTGACTTTCTCGAACAGGAGGGTTAGTATGCAGGTTGCTCATGTGTGGTTCGTCGAGACGGACGTCCTCGTCCTTCGTGTTGTCGCATCGACTCCCGACGAAGCGGGCGGCATCGCCAGGAAGTACCTTCTGCACCATCACGGATCGCGGCCCGCGACCGCGCCGAGCCCGGTGGTGGGGCTGCCGGTGGGCAACATCGGGGCCGTCCGGGTTCTTTCGATCCGACGGGACCAGGCGGTGGTGGTGAAATGAAGATCAACTACGAGAGCCCGGTGCTCTACTCGCGCTCGAAGAGCGGCCAACTGCGCTTCTGGCAGGTTTCAGCGACAAGCGACGGAAAGGTCAAGTTCTACTACGGGAACTATGGCACTCCCCGCCCGTCGCACCGCTCTTATCGGGCGCGGCCGACCAACGTCGGGCGCAGCAACAAGCGCACCGCTGCGGAACAGGCCGCGTTCGAGGCTCGTGCGGCCTGTGAGCACAAGCTCGCGCGCAAGTACAGCCTCACGCAGCAGGGAGCCCAAGAGCAGTTGGATTACCTCCCCATGCTGGCCAAGAGCTTTGTCGAAGGTAACCTCGGGTTCCCTGCGGCCATTCAGCCGAAACTCGATGGATTCCGCTGCCTCGCACGTTGGGAGGACGGTCAGGTTCTGCTCACGTCGAGACAGGGCAAGGAGTTCGAGCTGCCGCACATCGCCGAAGCGCTGGAACCCGTCCTGGGGCGCACAGACGTCATCCTCGACGGAGAGCTATACATTCACGGCGAGCCCCTTCAGCGCATCGCTTCGCTCATCCGGCGGCATCAGGATGAGACGGAGCGCATCAAGTACTTCCCGTACGACATCGTCAACGGCGACGAGTTCCAGGTACGCTGGGACGCGTTGGAGGCCGTGCTGTCGCCGCTTGACGACCCCGCGGTGGAGATGTGCCCGACCTACCTTGTCGAATCGGAGGACCAGGCGCGCGAGTGGCAGGGCGTCTTCCTGTCCGAGGGCTTCGAGGGCGCGGTCCTGCGTTCGCTCACGGGCATCTACCGCCAGGGCCACCGGAGCGGCAGCCTGCTCAAGATGAAGCAGTTCATCGACGAGGAGTTCCTCATCACCGGGGTCAAGGAGGGCAAGAACAAGATGGCTGTGCTAACCTGTCACGCGCCCGGGGGCGAGTTCGGTGTCACGTTCGGCTCGCACGAGGAGCGGCGGGAGCAACTTCGCCGCCCGGAGCTGTTCATCGGCCGCAAGCTGACCGTGCGGTTCTCCGGCTGGACACGAGACAAGAAACCCTTCCACCCGACCGGGGTGGTCATTCGAGAGGACTGGGACTAGGTGTGGCTGATCCCCGACCGACTATTCTCTCTCTCTTCAGCGGAATCGGAGGGCTGGAAATGGGCCTCGCCCGTGCCCTCGGAGGAGCGCGTCTTCTGGGCTGTTGTGAGCGGGACGCCTTCGCCGCGTCCGTCCTCCTGGCACGCATGGAGGAGGAGACCATGGAGTCGGCTCCTGTTTGGTGCGGCAGCCTTGAAGACGCTGACTTCGGTGCCTTCGAGGGCCGCGTCGATTGGATCGCCGCCGGATTCCCCTGCCAGCCGTGGAGTGCGGCCGGGAAGCGCAAAGGTACCGAGGACGACCGCTGGCTCTGGCCCGCCCTTGAGCGCGTGCTTCGGGCGGTTCGACCGCGAGGGGTCTTTCTGGAAAATGTCCCCCAACTCGCCCGAGGAGGACTCGGGTACGTGCTCCGCGATCTTTCCCTACTCGGGTTCGATGCGGAGTGGGCGACTGTTTCAGCAGCCGAAGTCGGCGCGCCGCACCTCCGGAAGCGACTCTTCGTGCTGGCCCACCGCACAGGCGCACGACGTGCATGCGCCGAAGACTCCGGAGCAGATTTCGCGGATGCGGGCACGGGGATACGGAGTCACGAACCTGACCGACAGGGCGACGATGTGGTCAACGCCGACGGCGAGGGACTACAAGGACGGGGCCTCGACGCCGGATCAGTGGGGGACGAAAGGCGTCAACTCCCTGCTTGGCCGCCTGGTCCTGACGACGCCGAAGGCTGGGCCCGAGTCCTCGAAACCCGACCCGACCTCGCACCGGCTCTCCCCCCGGTTCGTGGAGTGGCTGATGGGGTTCATGGAGGACTGGACGCTGCCATGACGAATCGCACCGACCGCCTGCGCAGCCTCGGCAACGCTGTCGTACCCGCCCAAGCCGAGTACGCCTTCCGACTTCTTGCAAGGAGAATCACATGAGATACCACAAGATCTACGGACCCTTCAAGCGCGACGACCAGGGCATCCTGATGACGCACGTCTGGCACCGGCCGGAGTTCGGAGCGCTCCTCGACGTGCCGATCTGGAACGCAACGGAGAAGCTGGACGGCATGAACATCCGTGTGATCTGGGACGGGCGCGATGTCACCTTCGCGGGCAAGTCGGACCACGCGAACCTGCCGCCCGCCCTCGTGAAGGTGCTTGTAGACACCTTCCCCCCGTACCGACTGGCTGCGACGTTCGACGATATCCCGGCCACCCTGTACGGCGAAGGCTACGGGGGCAAGATCCAGCGCGGTGGTCGCTACCGCCCTGATCCGAGTTTTGCGCTGTTCGACGTGCGCGCCGGAGGCTTGTGGCTGCGTCGTGCTGCCGTGGCGCAGATCGCGGCGGACCTGGATGCAGCGGTGGTTCCCACGACATACGCCTACCGCACGCTCCGCTGGCTCATCGAGCGCGCCAGCGATGGCATGAAGAGCCTGTTCGGGGACACCCCCTCCGAAGGGCTCGTCGCGCGAACGGAACTGGAGCTCCGCGACCGGCGCGGGGACCGGATCATCTGCAAGCTTCGCACCCGCGACATGGGCAGCTCTGCCGTGCGGGCGTGGTTGGGTCGCCTATGAGCTGGTACGATATGATCATGGCCTTGCCCGACCCCGACGAGCGCATCCTCGAAGGGGAGGAAGACGAGCACGCGCGGTGCGTGGCGCTCCAGATGGAGTTCGACAGCCCGTCAGACGCGCTGAAGGTGTTGTCGGATGCCGAGAGGCAGCGGCTGCTCGGACTGCGCCGCGCGGAGCTGAACTGGCGCCTCGGGATGGGCAGGGCCATGCGCAAGGAGGTAGAGGAGGCCCAATGCCGCAGAGAAAGTACAAGATCAAGCGAGTAGCCCCCGGGCTCTACGACGTTCTCGCCAACGACGGCCCGCGCACAAGGTATTCCAAGGTCGCCGAGGTCGCGAAGGACGGGACGAAGTGGTTGCTCGGGGGCGAAAGCTTCCGCACGAAGAAGGAGGCCTACGAGCAGGCCATCATCGACCGCGAGGCCTCCCTGTGGCCCTCTGACGCCGCCTTCCAAGAGGGGCAGGAGCTGCGCCACAACGAGATAGGGAGCACCGGCAGGTGCGTAGGCGTCTGCGTCCGCGGGGGCCAGTACCCGTACACGGTCAAGGTGGCGGACAAGAGCTTCATCAACGGACGCGCCGAGGCATTCTCGGAGGTGCAATGACGCGCATATATCGCAAGCTGGCTGCGCGCGATCCTGCGACCGGCCGCGCACGCGACCCCGATGCCAAGGTGCTCACCCCGGAAGGGCCCTACTACTCGAAGCCGTATGGCGTCTGGCCGTTCCGCAGGCGGCGCATGTGGACGGGCGGCGCAGTCGTCGCCACGGTGTTCGGGCTCCGCATCGTTTCTCCGGAACCGATGTGGGCATCGAGCTCGATCCCGGACCGCAAGTACCACAGGATGAGGGCACTATGCTCGGCTGCGCCGCGGTCGCGCTGACCGTCGCCGGGGTGTACGCCCTGATCCGTTCGAAGCCGTGGGGCTTCCTGGCGTTCTTGCCGGTGAACGCCCTGACCGCGTATCAAGCCTACCAGAGCGGGCTCTGGGCGATCAGCGTTGCGCAGGTGCTGTTGTTCAGCATGGGCGCCTACGGGTGGTGGGCGTGGTGGATGGCCGCTCAGGAGGAGCCTGAGCCCCGCTCCGACGGCTTCTGCTGTCCCGTGCGCGCGAAGTACGTTTGCGGGATCGTCGGGACGCGCTCTGACCAGCCCGCGCCCGTTGAGCTGGTAAATTACATCTCCGACTGGCACCCGAACGAAGATCGAATCGCGCAAGCGCGCTGTGGGCCCGAGCCGATCCCGACGCAGTATGGCCCTGAGGGCGCACCAATCACGATCTCGTTTTGGTACTGCCCATTCTGCGGCGCTCGCACTCCCGTTGAATGACGCTCGCGCCAGCTTGTGGTACTCTGGCTACATCTAGCCATGATTCCCGCTGCGACGCCTCCCGATCAGGAATGGTCCTCGGTAGACGACGAGCGCGAACGGGCCGACATCATCCACCGCCTGTTCGGCAGCGGCCGCCAAGCTGCCATCAATCGCTTCCGGGATGCGCAGGCCCTTCAGCCGCTGCCGGGGGCGCGGGTGATGACGGACGACGTAGAGCGGCGCCACCTGTTCCTCTGTGAGGTCGGGACCAAGCTCACCGCCAAAGGCACGGAGTGGACGGTGAAATGGCTCTGGCGCGTCTACCGCATCTCCCGCAATGCCGCCCGGATGATCGTTTCCGAGGCGCGCAGAGAGCTCGCCGACCAGCACCGGGGCACCGTGCAGGAGCTCCGGGGGCTCGCGAGCGCCCGGCTGGAGGATGCCCTTCGGCGCGCGCGCCTCGCCTGCGACATCAACGAAGAAATCAAGATATTGAAGGAGTGGATGCGCTTGCACGGCCTCTATGCTGCCGAGGACCAGGGCGCACTCGACATCGCCGCCATCATCCGCAAGATCAGCGCCTCCGAGGGCCCGAACAAGGTGTCCGCAGGCCCCGTCATGGAAGCCGAGTACGAGTTGCTCGACAGCGGCGGCAGCAAGGAGGAGAGCTGGAGTCTGCCCGCCAATTGGGAGCCGGTCATCGACGCCGAGGAGCGCGCCGACGAGGAGGATCTGGACTATGAGGGTTGAGTTGTTCCGGAGGATGTTTCGTATCCTGAGGCACGACGTGTTTGCCTTCGGCAAGGCGTTCGGCTTCCCCGAGCCGACTTGGCAACAAAAGAAGGTGCTGACGAAGGTCAACGAGACCCAAGGCGATCCGACCTACCTCGCGGTCAAATCGGGACAGGGGGTGGGGAAGACCACCACGGAAGCGTGGATCGCTGCATGGCGCACCTTCCGCACCTACGGAGCCCCGACCTACGTCACGGCTCCGACGATGCGGCAGGTGAAGGACGTGTTCATCAAGGAGCTGCGGGTCAACCTCGACAATGCCGAGCCCGGGCTCGCCGACTTCTGGGACGTGCAAACGACGCGCGCCCTGCTGTTCGGACACAAGGACTGGGGCGTGATCGGGCTGTCCGCCTCCCGCGCGGAGAACTTCCAGGGTTACCACCACCAGAACATGAGCTTCGTGGTGGACGAGGCGTCGGGCGTCGATGCCGATATCATCGAGACCATCATGGGCACGCTTTCCCAGAGGAAGCCGGACGGGTCGCCGGGTGATCGTTTTTGCATGCTCTGCGGCAACCCCAACACGCGCGACTGCGCTTTCTTCCTCTGCTTCACGTACGACCGCGAGAGCTGGACCGGTTTCACCTTCAATTCGGAGGATTCGCCCCTCGTCGATCAGGAAAACATCCGGCGCATGGCCGAACTCTACGGCCGGGACAGCGACGTGTACCGAGTGCGCGTGCTCGGAGAGTTTCCGTTGCAGGATCCTCGGTGCGTGATGAACTCCGACGACCTCGAAGCATGCACCCGCAACGATCCCGTGGACTGCGCCGCCAGCCAGCGCTATCTCGACCTGATGCACCGGTTCATGCCCCGCAAGGCGATCTCACTCGATTTCGCCCGCTATGGCGACGACCGCAGCATCATCATGCGCCGCAGCGGGCTTGCCGTCGTGGAGATGCACGGCTTTGCGAAGACCGAACCCGACGTCGTCGTGGCACGGGCATTCGAATCGCAGAAGCGCGCCAACTGGAAAAACAAGGACATGGTCTACATCGCCGATGCGGACGGTTTGGGCCAGGGTGTTATGCACATCTTCCATCGCGGCCGGAAGGAAGTGATGGAGTTCCATAATGGCGGGCGGCCGCACGACGGACAGACCTACTATGATGCCGCCACGGAAGCGATGTTCGAGATGGCCCATCTCGTCAAACAGCGGGCCATTTACATCCCGGATGACAAGCAACTCATCCGTGAGCTTTCGACGCGCCAATACGCGACCGCGTCAGGTGTGAGAGGCGCCGGGCGGATCAAGCTGGAGAGCAAGGAGGACTTCATCCGCCGCACGGGCGAGTCCTCGCCGGACAAAGGGGATGCGGCCATGATGTTGTTCTACCCGTACGCCAATCCGAGCGTGAGTGTGGCCATGCGTCGCAGGAGGAAGCGATGAAGTGCATCCGACCGAACTGCACTGGGAGCATGCGCGTGCTTCGCACGGCCACAGGGGAGGGGATGGCCCTCCAGGACCGCCAGTGTGACCGGTGCGCGGCTCGAAAGGTGTTCGTGGTGCGGCCGCACGAGGGTGAGGCGGGCGACGTGCGGGCCATGTTGCGCCGGTTGGCGCGGAAGTGATGAGGCGGGGGACGGATTCGAACCGCCGACCTTCTGCTTATGAGGCAGACGAGCTGTCCACTGCTCTACCCCGCCGAGGTCCATCCTAACGCGACACGGCCGAAGGTCAAGAAAATGGGGCCGCCTGCCGGAGCGGCCCCGAAGGAGAGAGAGGACATGCGGCCTCAACCATTGTAGCAGAAAACGAGCCCCCGACCACAAAGGGCCGAGGGCTCTAAGGAGGAGGCAGCCCGCGCGGTGCGCGGGATGAGGTGACTAGGACTGGTAGTGAGAGCCCTCGATGCTCGGCACGAGCAGGTTGGCCTGAAGGACGACCACGCCACCGACGTTGGTCAGTCCGTTGCGGGTCAGGACGCCGACCAGCTTGCGGTCTGCCGCCAGCGGGTTCGTGGCGTCGCCGTGGGGCAGGTCGAGAAGCACGCGCTGGATGTCGCCGTCTGCGAACCCGGCGCCCATCGCGGGCTGGGCTTCGGTGGCGTTGGTAGTCGATCCGCCGTGCCCGCCCGTGCCGATCAGCGCGGTGGTGTAGTCCATCTGCATGTCCACGGTGTCGCCGCTCGATTCCCCTTGGTCGAGGGCTACGAGGAGCTCCAGCTTCGCGTCCTGCCCGCCGATGTACCCGGTCGGGATCGGGCGCGAGCGGACGCGCAGTTCCTTGGTGCCGTTGTCCAGCAGCCAACCGAGCTCGCCGTTTTTGTTCTTCGTCCCTGCCGGGGTCGCGAGGCCATCCGTATCGAGGTCGCAAGGAACACGCACGAAGTCGCCGCCGTCCACGTTCCAGACGCCGAGGTAGTTCCGGCGGGTGTCGCCGCCTACGACGACCTTCTGCTTCATCGAGTCGAACTGGAAGACCCCCAGGTTGGCCACGTCCAACGGGAGCAGGGAGCCGGTTGCGACCGACTCCAGGATGAACTTCACAAGGGCCTTCTTGTCGCAGTCGAGCGCCTCCCGCAGCTTGTAGATGCCCGCGAGCGCCTCGACTTGGGAGTTGTCCGGCAGCGTGACCCGGAAGTGGATATTGCCGTCGCCGGGATCGTACGCCTTCAGCATTCCGGGCACCGGGGTGGAGATCGTGTCTCCGAGGGTGTTCCGCTTCAGGATGTCAACATCCTCGATGATCTTCAAGCCGAACACGCGCGGCTTCTCGGGGCCCGACTTGTCGTCACTGGTGTCGTACGTTGCGAAATCGCTCATGCCTATGCTCCCATGATTTCGATGGCCAATTTCAGGGTACCACCGCCTGCCGCAGCCACGGGGCTGCCGCGCGCGATGTAATCAACCGAACCGGCGCCGGGGCCGCCGGAGAATCTCAGGTAGCCCCCGCTGATGCTGCTTGCCGACACGCTGCCAAACCCGGCGTAGGACTCGTTGGTTGCGTCGCTGGGCCCTACCGCCACCTGGGGCGCGGCGGCGAAGGCCTTCGCAAAGGTTGCAGTCCACGAGCCCGAAGGGGCGCTTTCTTGCCCCCTGACGGTCTGCTCCACGTAGATGTGGACCTCGCCCGCGACGGCGGAGTCGTCGATATGCACGTCGAACCCCACTCCGTTGGCGGGCGCGGTATCCATCACGGTGACGTTGACTTTCGGGTCGGAGAAGACAGTCAAAACCTCGCTCGGGATCGAGAAGATGTGGGCCGCTCCCGCGCTGGCGGGGGCGAAATCCTCGCAGTATTCCCACTTTCGGTTCCGGCGACGTCGACGCCACCAGAAGCGACGCAACCGCGGCGCGCGGAGCCCCCGGTGGGAAAGCACGGTGATGCGCGGCGTTACGAACCGGCAAAGCAGAGCCCTGGACGGGTCGCGCAGAACCTCGTAGGGCCCGTATGCTCCCCCGTCCGGCTTACATTTCACCTCATGGAGGACACGTATCGGCGAGCCGTCGCTGATACTCCCAAACATCGACAGGTCGCGCGAGGCTCCGGTGACGCGTCGGATGCCGGTCCCGGCTTGCTGCTGCTGGATTTCCTGAGCTTCATGCTGCCGGAACATGGCGTAGCACTCGGCGAAGATGCTTCGCTCCGGAATGCGATCCATGTCCTCGACAGAAGGCACCGCCTGCACGGTGAAGTCGGCATCCTTGCCGTTGTCCTGCTCGAGGAGCTCCGCCCTCCCGTAGGGGAAGATGTCCTCCATCGACCAGAACGAAGCGCCGTTCTCCATGCTGAACACGCTGTCCGGGAATCCCCCGGCGCCTGCACTTGCGAACATGCTCGGCATCTCGGCGTTCACGAGTTCGCTACCGACCACCTCCATCGTGTCCAGCCCGTACATCTGTTCGATGGTGACCGAGCCCCACGCGTCCTCGAAATCGAACCCGGTGGTCGGCCCCGCCATGCCGGGAGGGTCATGCACGAAGGTGGTTTTGGACTTCCAGCCGGTCTCTGCGTCGCTGTTGGGGTCGTAGGTCCGGAAAAACACGACCTGCTGGGTTTCGCCCGGGATGACGGGCACCTTGATGCGAGTGCCGATCAAGGAGATGTCATCGGTGCGGAAGTGGCCGACCTCGATGGCGTTGGCGGGGTCGGTCTCGCCCTGCGGGGCGGTACGGACCTCCAACACCACCTCGCTGCGCGGCAAGGGAACCCCGGGCGCCGCCTCGGTGCCGCCCTCGGAGGACGGCTGCGGCTGCACATCGTCGCCTGACGTGTCAGGCACAGGGAGGGCGCCGCCGTCTTCGGTTGTTTTGGGTTGATCTGCCGTGGTCACAGGAACGACGTCGAGCACATCGCCTTCTTGGCCGACTTCCACGTCCTCGACCCCGGCGATGGGCTTGTCGGGAGCCCTGCGTGTCGTAGGACGGAACGTGTAGGTGGTTTTGCTCCGTGCGAGGCGGCTGCCGTTGCTATCAATCGTCCAGACGCCGAACACACTGGGACGGGCGTCGAAGGCCCGAAGCTCGACCACCGGCTTGCGCGTGCTCTCCAGTAGCACTTCTTCCGTCTCCGGACGCCCCTGCTCGGCGATGGTCAACTGCCGCGAGAGCGTCGGATCGGGAAGCGGCGAGAACTTGATGCGGACGAACGGCACTAGACCTCCTCCACATCCACGATAAACGATTTCGGCACCGGCACATTCGCGAAGCCTCCCGCATTGCCACCGGTCGGAGGGGGTCGCACGCCGGGCGGGACTCCGCCGTTCGGGCCCGAGAAGGAGACCTGCTTCGCCTGCCCTCCCAGTAACGAGACTTGGAGTTCAAGGCGCAGGTTGGATCCCATCTGGCGGTGGACGATCATCGCTTTTCGGCCATTCAGCTCGCTCGACGGCGACTGCAAGACGACGATGTCGCCGGGGTCGAGGATGTACGGATAGAGGTTGTTGCAGCGGATCGTGGCGACCCGCTGATTGGCAAGCTCGTTCGCGGCCTGCTTGCTCCCAACCCGGTTGACCTGCCAGCGCCTGCGCACGGCCGGGAACTCCAACCTGCGTGTGATGCGCCGCGCCGGGTCGTCCTCGATGGCCGGAATGAACACGGGGTCGGCACGCTGGTCGAAGCCCGCCTCCTCGTCCGGGAACGAAATCACGAAATCGGTGGCCACCTGTTCGAGGCTCTTCTGCGTCGTTTGCAGGCCGTCCACGATGCTGACTTCGCCGCCCTCGCCGATCTCCGCATCGAGGATGTCGAAATCCGTGATGGTGAAATCGGTGCCGGTTCGCGGATCGAGTGTGGGATCGGGGTCTTCCTCGTCCACATCGAAAGGGAAGAACCACTGCCCGCGGGACAGCACGGCGCTGCACTCGCTGCCTGCGAGGATGCGCGTGACGGCGCTGTAGAGGGACGTGCGCTTGGCGAGGACGATGTCCGCCTCTGCGGCCGTTCGCGTTTCGCCTCCGAAAGACACCTGCCGCTCGCAGAAGTTGGCCGCGGCGAGTGCGCTCGCCCAGTCGATGTGCAGGTTCGAGTCGAAGCCGACGACGCCTCCCCCGGCCAGGTCGTCCAGGATCAGGTTCACGGCCAACCACACGGGGTTGCGCGTCCATTCGTTGTCGAAGACCGGCTCGGTCAGATCGGGGTCAAACACGAACTCGGAGATGTCTACGAATCCCCCATCGGTGGTCACTCCGGGCGGCAGGTTCGTGCCCTTCTGGGCAAGGAAGCGTCCGAGTTGCTCGGCGTGTGAGACCTTTTGGATGCCCTTGAACACCTTGCAGATGCGCGCGCGGAGCTGCACCTCGACTTCGGGCTCCTGCTTGAGGCCTTCGTCCTCGGTGAAGCGCACAAGGAGGAGCGCGCGGCGGGGGAACGAGAACTGGCGGTCCTCGATCTCCGTGACTGACTCGAAGAACATCTCCCGTTGGCCGTTGCCGGGCGTGTCCGGACCGAGGCGAGTGACCTCGATAGCGTACTGCTGGCGCTTGAGCTTTGCGACGCCGAGGCCGTCCGAGGCACGGAATTGCCAGCGGGCTATGCCGCCCTGAATCTTGCCGTGCAGGGGCAGTTCACGCTTGCGGGCGAACTCCAACTCGACCCATCCATCGTCGGGGTCGCGCGACGACGTCGGGGCGGGGGCGTCGGGCGCGGAGACAGCGCGCACGCGGATGCGCACGGGCACCGTCGTGCCCCGAATGCCGGTGCTGCCGAGCCCGTGGAATCCGCCTTGGCCGGAGGCGATGCTCACGTCGAGATCGGAAACCTCACGCGACGTAGTGAACGTCCGGCGCAGCCCTTGCGTCAATTCGAGCCCCACCGGGCGCGAGTTTTTCGCACCCTCTTCCAGCGGCAGCGGCTCCTGGTCGAGGGCGCCGGTGCGGAGGAAGGTCTCCACTTCGAACCCGAAGGGCAGAGACGAGAACGTCGCCGAGACGAGTCCCGCAGGCACGTCGTCGTCGAAGACCGCGCGCGAGTTGCCCGTGTCTGTGACCTTCAGATCGAAAAAGACCGGTGCGGCCCCGCTTGCGTTCTTGAAGATCTTGGCGCAAACGCTCAGGGTATCCAACTCGCGACGCGGCCCGGTGAGGTTGTCGTCGATGATCCGCACGAACTTGCGGCCCTGTTTGTCGGTTTCGATTTTCCACTGCGAGGGCTGGAGGTTGATTTCCTCCCAGTCTCCGACAGCGAAGCAGAAGAAGCCGAAGCACCGCAGTTTGCGCGACCGCAGGGTCAGCGTGTCTATCGTCTCCTCGTCGAGGGCGGAGTCGATCAAGTAGCCCGTTACCGTCTCGGTGCGGTTGATCCAGAAGAACACGGGGTCTTTCTTCTCGACCTGGAACTTGCTGGGCCGTACCTTGTCGGCGATTTCTGTCACTGCCCAAGCGGTCCTGTCGAGCGGCGCCCCTCGGGCCGCGCCGTAGGGCTCGTCGTCCAGAAAGACCGTTACGCTATCGCGCTGGACGTGCTCCTTGGGGAAGAACCACTCCTTGCGGCCGGATGTGCCCCGAGCGAGGGCACGCTCACTGAACGACGAGTCCTTCGTGACTTCCTCGAAGACGGGGGTCTTGTCGAGCCACACGCCCAGCCCGCCTCCGTCGAACGGCCCGACTCCGAGGTCGAGCAACAGCCCCACCTGGGCCTTGCTGTTGCCGACACTGCCAAAGGAGTTCAGGTTCGGCACGCGAATCCAACGAGACAGCAGGGGCGGCCGGTAGCGCGGGCGCCCGCCGACCCAAGGGCTGGGGTCTTGCGGATCGGCCTTGTTGTCCCGGAGCCCGAAACGTGCTCCCTCCGCACCGCCGTCGCTTTTGGTGTTGGCCGCGAGGACGAACGATGCGACCGACGAGACGATGGCGACGGTGGCGAGGATCGCCGTGGCGCCGAAGTCGGCCAGCAGGTGCAAGCTCATATCACCCTCGTATCGGAAAACGGCCACGAGGAGAAGCGCAGGATGACGTGCCGTTCCGTGCAGCCGTCCACTGTAAAGGGGCAGGACGGCAACGGGGACTCGCTCTTGCAGAACTTCCCCTTGTAGGCGAATTGGCAGCGTCGGGAGCGGGCGAGCAGAGCGCTAACCTGAAACTTGAGCGCATCGAACGCCGTGGTGAACTCGAACTCCGCCGCGGAGTCGTTCATGGTCCCGCCGGAGATTGTCCACGGGCCCTCCCTGATACGGAAGGCGTTGGCGTCTTGCCCCTCGCCGGGCTCGATGCTCAAAAACATGAGGTAGATCGAGAACAGCACTCCGTTGAGGTTCTCTCGGTTCTTGTTGAGCCGCGTCGTCCACTCCTGCGACAGGTTGGAGAATGCTACGCTGCCCCCGCCCGGTTCGGAGTCGAGCACGGAGCGGATCGTGCTGAAGGTGCCGTCCACCGACGCCCAAGCCTGCCCGCCCCACACGAACGACGGGAAGCCCAAGCTCAGGTGCTCGGTGGGCAGCTCGCGGTGCTCCAGCGTTGCCCCGAGGACCAGATCATCGAAGGCATCGCGAGCGAGCGCGTCGTAGAAGGAGGAATCGAGCAGGTCAAGGACCACTGGAGGCCGCCTTTTTGTCCACGAACCGGGCACCGGGCTCGGTCTCCACCAGCTCGATGCTGACGGAGCGCGGTGCGTTCTCATGCGCAGCGCTGACCTGTGCCAGCCCCTCGCCTTCCCGCAGGGGGTTCGTGACGAAGTGAACCGGCACGTAGAAGTTTGCCACGAGGTCTACGGTTGCCCCCGCGCCCGGCGCAGTGTCGAATCGGATGAGCGGCGCGGTGTTGTTGTCTACGACGGACCACCCGCTGACCTGCGGCACCCCGTCCACGGAGACCCGGACGGAACCTGCGTCGATGTAGCGGTGCTCGAATGCGAAATCCGTCTGCCCCGCTGCCGCTGCGTGTTGGGTGACTTCCTCGCGCATGAACTTCCCGGTGTAGGGCATCACGAGGAAGGCCTCGGCGGAGTGCGCGTGCGCGAAGATCACGAATTGGGGGAACTGCTCGGAATGGCTGCCGGGCTGGGGGAAGGCGATTTCGCACAAGAGGCGATATTCCAATTGCGACCCGCGCACGAGGACGAACTTTGAGCCGCCCCGACTGGCGTTCACGCGCCGCTGCGCCGGGGCGTAGGTCTCGTACGGCTGCTCGTCGTTGGCGATGTGGAAACGGAAGACGTCCGTCGTGGCCACTAGAACATCCCCTTCTGCTCGGCAACGTTGCGCGGCTGCTTGATCCCGGGAGACACAACACGCAGCGTGTCGCCAGAGAGGCCATCGTCCACGACCTCCCGCGAGTTGATCCGGATATTTGTCGAGGGCGCTCGCCGTCCCGTTGTGCGGACGGACGTAACGCTGCCGCCCTCGCGCATGCCGAGTGCTCCCAACCGCGGCCGCGGCAGGTTCGCTCCTCCGGTTGCCAGCATGCGCAGGATGCCGGGGTGGATCATCCGCTGGCGGATCGCCTCCATCACGTCCGCGCCGTAGGCGGCGACGGCCTTGACCGGCTGCACGTACTCCCCCGGCTGGAGCCACGCGGGCACGGTGTCCGCCGGGTGGAGCCCCCGGGGGCGGTGGCTGTGCGGGCCTGCGACGTTGCCTCCGTCGTGGAAGCCCTCTGCGCGCACGAGCCCGCCCTCGTGTCCTCCGCCCGCGCCCGCGGACACGAGCAATTTCGCGATTTGCAGGCGCAACAACTCCTTCAGAATCGTCTCGGCCAGCCCCCGGAAGAAGTCCTGAAGGGCCTCCCCGACGCTCTTGGTGCCCTCCAGCACGGAGAAGAGGTTATCCACGAACGAATCGACTGCCTGCTGCGCTACGTCGAACGCCAGCTCGAACTCATCGAAGTTGTCGATGATGTCCTGCATTCCGGCGATGAAACCATCCGCGAACCCGCCGGACCCGAGACGCTGGAGCAGCGCTTGGGTGTCAACAAGCCGCAGGTTGAACTCCTCAGCGATGAGGTTCCTCTGCTCCAGCAGCTCGTTGATCTGCGCGGTGAGAAGCTTGCCCTCCTGGGAGTCGGGCTCGAACTCGGGTTGCCGCGCTCGAAGCCCTTCGATGGCGTTGTCGAACGGCTCCACGGCCAGCGCTTGGCGCTCCCTCAAGATGCGTTGCTCTGCTTCGAGCGCTTCGATCCGCGCCCGCGTTGCGCCGATTTCACGGGTTCGATTCAGCTCACGCAGCCTGGCGACGCGCTCTTCGATGTTCAGGATGCGCGAGGGCGAGAGCAGGATGCCGCTTGTGTCTTCGATGGCGCGCAGCACTTTGATCTGCGACTCCGCGGCTTTCTCGGCGCCCTTTTCCAGTGCCTTGCGGATGCTCGCCACGAGCGCATCCACGTCTACGGCGTCGCCATCGATGATGCCTTTGATCTTGTCGCGCAGGTTGTCCAGTGCATCGATGCCACCTTCTGCGACCTCTTGCAGGAGATCCTTGAGCCCGACGCCCGCGTTCTCGAAGGCGTCCTGAACGCCCTCCGGCAGGGAGTCCCTCAGGGACGAGACGGCATTGCTGATCGCGTTCTCGATCAGCTCCGCGATGCCGGGGGCGTTCCTGTCCTGCTGGAGGATCCCGGCGATGCTGTCCGTGAACTCCTTTTGGAGGCGCCGGAGCTTGTCCACCTGCTCCTGCACGTTCTGCTCGCCGCGCGCCAGGACCGCCTCCAGCGTGCTCTGTGTCCCGGCGAGCACTCCTGCCGCGCGGCGCACGGCATCTCCGCTGGCGAACGGCAGCAGGTCGAGCCCCGCTGCGATCTTGCGCAGGACAAACTCCACCTGCCCCAGCATGAAATTGAACGTGTTGATGACGAGACGGGTAATGACCAACGCCACCTGCGAGAAGAACACGAGGATGGCCTGCCCCGCCACCTTGGCGCCGGTGGTCACGCTCTCCTTCAGGATGCGGGCAATCGAAACCAGCTTGAGTTCCGTGTCGGTGAGTCGATCCACAATGAGCTTGAAGATCGCCAAGACGCCCGCGACGAGCGCGGGGATCAGCAGGAACTTGGCAAGAAACGCCGCGGCACGAAGCACGATACGCGCCAGGAAGAGCGACATTCGGGCGAGCAGGGGCACGATGACCGCGAGCCCTCGGACGAGGGTGACGGCGAACACGCGCGCGACGATGGCGGCCTGCCGCAGTATTCGCAGCACGGGACCGAGTGCGACCGAGATGAGCCCGAAGGTCAGCCGCAGCCCCACCGCCACGGTGGCCACCGCGGTGAGGGTAACGAGGATCTCCGTCAGCTTGGAGCCGTCGATGTCGTCGATGCCCTGCTGGAACTGGCGCACGCCCGTTGCGAAGAGCGTGATGCCCTGCACGACGCCACGGAAGAACCCCACGGCAACCAGCGCCAAGGTCCGGATGGCTTGGCCCAGCGCCTGCGCAGTGACGATGGCCTCTTCGAAGGAAACTTCGAGCAACTGCTCGCGGACGTCCTGTACCGCTCCGCGGATGCCGTCCATGATCGGGAACAGGACAGCCGCGGCGTCGGCGTTGGCTTCGATGAAGTCGCCGCTGTCGTCCGTCAGGATGTCGAAGATCTCGCGCAGCGTGATCTTCAGCTCGTCGAACAGCCCGACCGCGGCCCCTCCCGCCGCGAGGCCGACCGCATCTCGCACGCGCTGCTGCAAGCCGCTGAACGTGTTCGCAGCCTCGCTGGCAGCCGCGGCGAACGGGGTCAGTCGGTCTCGGAGGAAGTCGAACAGCCTTCCGGCGTCTCGCGCCTGGCGGATGCTCTCGTTCAGGTTCGCGGCGTTGGTGCCAAAGGCAGCCACAAGCCGGGTCGTTTGCTGACGGGTCGTACCGGAGAGGACGGAGCGGATTTCCTCGCCCAACTGGTTCTGAGGGACGCGCAGCGCCGTAGCCGCCTGCGAGATCAGGACCGCGATGTCTTCGACCTCGGAAAGGTCGAGCCCGGCCGAGAGGCCGGGACCAATCGCGATCTGCACCGCGTCGAGCAGCTCGGTCGTGGTCGCCGTCGTCTCCAGCGCGCGCGTCCGGATGCGATTGACGGTCCCCTCGGCCACCTCAAGGGCACCGGCGTATGCCTCGGCCCCGCGCAGGAGAGGCTCTTGCCCTCTGCGGAGGAGGCCGGTCGCGGAGATGAGCCCCGCGATGCCGATGCGGGCGTTCTCGATCTGGTCGTTGAACTGGACGCCCGAACGGACCAGCCCCTGGAAGCCCTGAATGCCGAGGCGCGCGGCCTGGAAGGCGAACAGGATGCCGAACAAGCGGCGGAAGGTGAACGACGCCCGGTTGGCGGAGCGCGCCGCTCGGTCGGTGCTGCGACGGAAGCGATCCACGCCCCGCGCGCCGCGGCGCCCTGCCCGCCCCGCACTGGTAGTGCTTGTCGCCTGCGCGCGGGCCGTGGCAGCCGCTCTCGCTTGCGCTGCGGCCGTCCGTGCCACGGCCGCGGCATACCGGGCCTGCGAAGAGAGCGTGGCGTTGGTGGCTTGCCTGAGCCGCTCGCGCGCGGTGGCGAGGCGCGTTTCCTCGATGCGTGTCTTGATGACCGAGCGCCGGATGCGCTCGTTCGCCTCTGCCACCTGCGCGCTGCGGCGTGCGTTCTGGACTTGCTGCGCGCTGGTCTGTCGGTTGAGCCGGGTGGTGGCGCGCAGTTCGGTGCGAAACGCCCGCAGGGCCCGGAGATTGCGTACGACAACGTCAATCTCGTACCGAAGGCCGCCGCGGTCAATCGCCATGCTCTAGAATCCACTTCCTGCGAACGTCAGGAACTCGTCGGGGCCTCGCGTGCCTGGCGCGCGCTCGCCCTCTCTAGTGTACTGCTTCAAGAACTTCTTGAAGCCCTTTTCGTCGGCTTGGGCCGCGCGTAGGCGGTACAGGTGTTCCCGGTCCCTGCGGATGCGGCAGCGGTTCATCACGAGCGCCGCCAGATCGAACTCGACGAGGGTCAAATCCAGTACCTCTTCCGAGCGGAAGCCCCATGCGACGAGGTCAAAGCACAGCTCCCGGAACTCTAGCCAGTCGGACTCTCCCCCTTGCTCTCCGGCCCGGGCGACTCGTCGCTGTCGTCCTCCGGCATCGCCTCGGCCATTTTCTCCCTGAGGATCGCTCCGACTTTTCCCCGCACTCCCGCGAAGACAGCGAGGTTGGCCTCGATCATCTGCCGCACGAACCAGACGAGCTCATGGACGCTCAGGTCGTTGAGAAACTCCTCGGGGCCGAGGGTCTCCTCCCGCAAGGAGTCGAGGACGAGCAGGGCGACCTTTTCGACCTGCTCTTCGCTGAGGAGCGCGTCGATGGCCCTCTGGATGCCTTCGCCCTGCTGCTTCAGGCGCTGTTTCGCGACAACCGGCGAGATGGCGTCGATCACCGTCGTCTGCGCGGGCTCCTTCGTTTCCGGGTCGGTGTCGTTCACGACCGTCTGCTTCACGTAGTTGCGCGCGGACGGGTCGAACAAGGAGCTGGCCGCCTGCGCGACCTCGTGAACCACGTCGCGGGCCTCGATCAGCGCCGAGACGCGCAGGTGGTGGAACTCGAACTCGCTGCCGTCGAGCGTCGCCGAGTAGGGCGCCTCGCGGGTCGCCTTGGCCGCGAGGAACTTCTTCAGGCTCATATCTGCCTCCTTTGCTATAGCCCGAAGCGGGGAGCCCTCGCAGGCTCCCCGCCGTTTCAGTTGATGGTCTCGTTAGGCCGACAGGCGACGGATCGTGACGGTCGGGCTGTCCGGGTAGGCGGTGGCGTTCTCGCCCGCCTCGCCCGTGAGGGACAGCGTCGCGAACTCGTCGCCGATCAGGGCGAAGTCACCCTCGGCGCGCAGCGACACGGAGTGGAACTGGTACTCGATCTCCTTGCTCGCGTCGTTCGCGTTGATCGACACGAACTTGAGCACGCCCGTGAGTGACGCCTGCTTCAGGCCCCGGACCTCGTCGATGGTCAGGGTGGCGAAGTCGAAGTCCACGAGCAGGCTGTCCGTCGCGCCGATGCTGCCACCCTCGCGGATGAAGATGCGGCCGAGCTCGGCGTCGAGATCGTAGTCGGTCCCCTCGACGTAGGTCGTGGTGTCGGTCGCGTCCTTCACGACCACGCTGGTGAGGCGGTAGACCCGCTCGGCGCTGTCCGCGGCAACCGGGGGATATGTGGACGGCGAGGCGTTGTCGTACAGGTCGTACCACCGCCCGAGACCCGAGACGATCAGGTTCGGGTTGCCGCCCGGCGTGGCGTCCACGCTGGCGCCGGTGACGGCGGTCTGCGTGTTCTCGCCCGCGAGGAACAGCCGCAGGTTCTCCACGTCGATTTCCGCAAGCTCCATCGAGACGCCGAGCGCCTGCGAGAGGATGACGTTGCGGTCGCGCTTCTTGAGCCCCTCCAGCGTCGAGAAGTGCTCCAGGTTCTCGGTCTCGACGTTGACGGTGAACGCCTCGGCGTTACCGAGGTGCCGGAAGTTCTTCGGGCGACCGTCCGTGTCGAGGTCGTCGGAAAAGTACAGGGCGCCGCGACCGAGGAGATAGTCGCGTGCGTCGGGGATACCATTTCGAGCCATCGGGGAATCTCCTTGGGTTCGTGGATCAATTCTACCTCGGACTGACAGGCGCGGGCTGCGCCTCGACTGTCAGAAGGAGGAAGGTGCCGTTGGCGGGCTCGTTGCGCGGCGGGTGGCTCACTTCGGCCTCTTCGAGCACGAGATCGAACTGCCGCCGGTCGGCATTGGCATTGATGGTGCGCGAGAACGCCTCCAGGAAGTCCTCGGGGGCGATCTGACGGTCGAATCCTATGTGGACTTCCCACCGCACGGATTGCAGGACTCGGTCGCGTCCGCCCGTCATCTTCTCTCTGGCCTCGACCAGAGAGAAGGAGACCTCGTTGGCCTCGAACTGCTTGGGCTTGGCGAGATTGGTCCTGTCCACACGCATGCGCGGGAACAGCTGCCCTCCTTGGGGGCGGTCGTACTCCACAGTCGGGAATGCGCCCGTCTCGACGATAGTCAACAGGGCCTGATGGACTTCCTGCTTGAACGTATCCGCCATCACGAATCGTTGCTGCTGTCGAGCGCGAAGCAGAACAGGTAACCGGCGTGGATGCTGTAGCCCACCACGCGGAACTTGTCGGCGTTCTTGCTGCCGACCGCCATCGCCTTGATGCCGGTGACCTGCCCGGCCTTGCTGGTGCCGGAGAGGATTTCGAAGGCCCTGCTGATCTCCTCTTCGAGGCGCTCGGCCTCGTCGCGGACTTCACGAGGGCTCATGTCGCGGAACGCGCCCACGTCGTTCCACTCCTCGATGACGTTCGTGTTGCCGCCGTCCTTGACCATCTGCGTGAGCCAGCGCAGCAGGGTGCGCCGCACAAGGCGCTGCTCGGTGGCTCGCGCAAGGAGCCACTTGTGGTGGTTCTCGGTTGTGGGCGGATCGGGCGGCTCGCTAAGGGCGGTGAGCTCCGCAACCTTAGCGAGCCCCAGTCGCATGTAGAATTCGTTGCGGGCGTCGTCGATGGCCACGCCGAGCACGCGCTCCAGCGTCGTGTCGGTGTTGCTCTCGTCGAGGCGCTGGGCCTTCTTCAAGTCGGCGAGCGTCTTGAACAACGGAGCGCGCGGCTCGTCGGCCATCGATTAAGCGCCCTTCTTGGCGTGCGGGTTGCCGCCCGTCATGTCCTTGGGCCGCTTGACCTGCTCGCCGTCCACGGTGACGGTGTCCTCCGCATCGGCGGCCGCCTTGCGCTTCTCGTCGGCGTAGGCGAGCAGGTTCTCGCACAGCTCCTTGCGATCCGAGAACGGCGCCGAGAGGTAGTCCAGTGCGGCTTCCTTGGGGTCGTCCTGGCCCCTCAGGAAATCGGCCAGCGCGTCCTTGGCGGTCTCGGGCAGGGCGCGCTCGACGCAAGCGGTGACGAGCGCCGGGGCGTCGAGGGTGCCTAGCTGCTCCAGGTCGAGGTCGTCCTCGTGCGTGCGCGTGGCCGTGCCCTTGGGCTCGTCGGCGTCGGCGTCGGCGTCGGCGTCGGCGTCGGCGTCCTCGTCGGCGGCGTCGCCCTCGACGAGGACGCCGTCGCGGACCTCGCGCTTGGTGATCCAGCCGCGCTCCAGCGCGTCTGCGAACGCGGCCTTGCTGATGTCACTCTCCTCGACCACCTGGCCGGGCTGGAGATTCGCTCGCGTGCCGTCCGTCATCGGGACGCGCACGGTGCGGGTGACGAGGTACTTGTTGGTCTCCATTTTTTTGCCTCCTGCGGCCTGTGAAAAAGCCCGCGCGCCATGGAGAGCGCGCGGGCCTATAGGTCACTGCGAAGATGCCCCCGTTGTCAACTAGGCGAGCACCGTGTACTCGACGACCGCCTCCGGGTACCGCATCAGCGGGAAGGGGCGCGAGTGGGTGAGCGCGAAGACCACGGACGGGTCGGGCTGGACCCAGGACTTGGAGAACCGCTCGGCCTCCAGCAGGCCGCCCTCGAAGGCGTCCATGTCCGGAATCGCGCCGTACTCCAGCGAGAAGCCCGCGCCGGGCGCGGCCGCGACGAAGTATGCCTTCTTCGCGCCGATGAGCTGGTGCGTCGTGCCGCCGTGATCGACCACGGTACGGTTGTATTCCCACCAGTCCACGCCGAAGATGCGGCCCATGAAGTAGGCGCCGTCCGGCCGGAAGTCGCCGCCCAGACGCTGGGGCGTGTCGTCCTCGGGGCGACGCCGGTCGATGATCGACCGGACTTCATCGTTGTTGAGGAACGCGTTGGCGGCGTCCTTGCCGCAGATGACGTCGGTGACGTTGAAGCCCGGGCCCTCGCTCACGAGGCGCTTGGCCTCGCGCACGTCTCCGGCGATGTCCGCCGTGGATTCGTTCCAGCGCGAGCCCGCGCCGAGCGTGATGTCGTTCGCCGCGTCGCGCGTGTAGTCGAACTGGAACGCCTCGGCCTCCAGGTCGTCGAGCTCCGAGTAGTCGATGACGCCGGTGAGCGCCTGCGCGCACATCCACTCGATTCGGTTCGTGATCTGGTCGGCCATGTACTGCATGTCGAGGGCGATGTGCCGCTGGACCTCGGAGACCTGCGACTCGCCGCCGCGCAGGAAGACGCGCGAGCCCGGCGTGCGGCCGAAGAGCAGCGGCGACGGGTTGAACGCGATCTTGACGCGGATGTTGGGGGCCTCGACGGAACGGAAGCTCGTGGTCACGCCGTCGATGGGGAACGCCTCGGCGCCCTTCTTGACGAACGGGACCATCTTGCGGGCGCCCAGCCACTTCCCGATTTCGAGGCTCTCGGTCGGGTGCGTGTTGCTGGCGCGGAACAGAAGCTGCTGGAGGAACGTGTTCGGCGACTTGATGTCGTTGATCGTCTCCGTGAGCGACTGCCAGTTGAGTTCGGGAACAAGCTGGGGCATCTTGTGCTCCTATTGGTGCCTGAAAATCGGGTTCGGATCAGCGCACGTCGGCGAGGCCGCGCACGAAGATGCCGCGCTCTCGCGCCTGCGCCGCGAGCGCCGCGTCGAGCTGGGTGGCCGTGCCGCCGTCGCTGACGAGGTCGGCGCGGTGCGCTTCGCCTTCCAGCATGATCGTTCCGGCGACCTCGCCGGACGTGAGCACGGTGACCGGGTCCGGATGCACGATGCCCCGAATCTGGCCGGTGTCGTCGGAGCCGCCGTTGGCCCACTCGGTGTAGCCGTTCGAGGACGTGTTGAACGCCACGACAGTGCCGACCGGAAGCTCCTTGTCGGCACCCGCGACGGCGAACACGGCGGACGCGGCCTTCTTGGGGTAGATACGCGGCTCGGCGCCTTCGGAGCGGTCCGAGATCTTCGCGGTCTTGTCGAGAACCATGTGTCAGTCTCCCTGATTCGGGGATCATTGTCGCACAGTTTGCCCCACGGTGGGGCTACTTTGCGACGATGTACCCTCGGCCCTTGTTGATGTGCTCCGCGAGGCTCTTGCCGGACTTGACGGCGTCGAACGACTCGCCGCCCGCTGCCGGAGTGTCGCCCGGCTTGGCGTTCGACTTGGCCGCCTTGCGGCCCTCGTCGTCGTCGCCGTCGCCGTACGCCTTCTGGATGTCCGCAAGCTTCTCGTTGTACTGCTTGATGCTCTCGGGGTCGGCCCAGTCGGTGGCCTCGGCCAGGTTGGCGATCTCGGTATCGCGCGCGTGCGCCTGCACGGCCGCGGGATCCTTGAAGTCCACACCCTCCGGGATGTTCGACTTCTTCGCGGGCTCGGGCTTGGGCTCGGGCGCCGGGGGAGCGGCGGGGGCGGCGGTGGCGAGCGCCTCGGCGACGGACGCCTTGACCATCTCGCCGATCTCGGCCTTCTGCTCGTCGGTCAGCTTCATCTCGTTCTCCTTGTTCAGATTCGCAACGAAGCGCCGTGCGAGTTCGTCGGCCTTCGCTTTTTCGATGGAAAGCTCCGTCGTCAGGAACTCCGAGACCGACACATGCAGCCGGTCGCCCTCGAAATTCGTGTGTGCGGAGATGGAAAGTTCGCCGGGCTGCTCGGCCTGCTCGAACAGGCGCTTGAGGGAGGCTACGACCTCCTGCATGTCCGCCTTCTGGAGCGGTTCGTCCTTGAGCTTGGCGGGACCGTACATCGACACGCCCTGCCACTCCCCCTCGCGGTACGCCTTGCGCAGGTCGGGGTCTTCGACCTTGACGACGACTCCCCAGCCGCCGGTCACGTCCACCGGTTCGCCCTCGTAGTCGGTCATGCCGGAGAAGCGCGGGTCGTCCTTCTGGATGATGAACGACTCGGCTACGTAGGCCGCCTCCTTCGGCAGGGTCTCGCAGTTGTGGACGATGTCGAGCGGCGCCGAGTTGCGCATGAACGAGTGCGCCAGTTTGACGACCGTCTCCTCGTCGCAGAAGTCCTTGTCCGCGTCGAGCCGATTGGGAGCCCACACGCACGCGACCAGCTCGCCGCGCTCGTCGAAGTCGGGGAGCTCCTTGGTCACGGACTGGAACTCGACCTGCTGGTCGTCCGACTTGTACAGGGTCCGCAGGCCGTTCTTGCCCAGCGGGCACAGGCTCAGGAACTGGATGTCTGCGTCGATGATTCTGCGCATATGGCTACCTGGATCATAAGCTGAGTTGCCGCGGGCGGGTAGAATCGAAACGGAGGATTTCATGTCCGATAGTAACACGGCTCGCCAAGTGGTTGTGCGGCGCGCGTCGAAGGCCCTTTTCCCCGGTCCCGCCAGTGATTCCGACCTCTCTTGGGCCGATTATATCGCCAAGGGCGTCCAACCCGAGGCCGCGCGCTCGAACCGCAAAAGCAACCGCGGGCGCGTCCAGCATCCGACGGATTGGACGGCGCTGAAGCGGTTTCGCGACTGCGACCCGTACCACAGCGCCTGCATCGAGGCCAAGATCAACTCGACGGTCGGGCTGGGGTTCGAGGACACGACGGTCGAGGACACGTTGGATGTCCTCTGCGAGCGCTCGTGGCAGGATGTGCTCTCGGCGGCGACCGAGGACTACTGGATCGTCGGCAACTTCTTCATCGAAGTCGTCCGCGAGGGCGGCAGGATCGTTGGCCTGCATCACCTGCCTGCCGAGTGCGTGTGGACCTACGTAGAGAACGACGACCTCGATTTCCACTACGTGGTCAAGCCCGAGCGAGGGCCGGACAAGCACTTCGCCGCCTTCGGCGACCTCGATCAGTTCATCGAGCGCTGGGGCGCCCAGCTCCAAGGGCGTGACATCGCCCGGGATTCCATCTCCGAGATCATCCACATCCGCAGGCCGTCTGCGTTGTCGCGCTGGTACGGTACCCCCGACTGGCTGGCGGCGGTGGCGCAGATCGAGCTGGCGCACAGCATCACGCAGTACAACTACGACTTCTTCTTGAACTCCGGCGTACCGGAGTTCGTGCTGATGATCTCGGGGGCGCCCCTCGGCGACGACTGGGAGAAGGTCATCAAGCCTGCGCTGGAGGACATGACCGGGGTGGGCAACCATCACAAGACGCTCGCGCTCAATGTCCCGGGCAGAGAGGTCAACCTCCAGGTCGAGAAGCTCGGCGAGCAGATGGCCGAGGGCTGGTTCGAGAGCATGCTCGATACGATCTCGGCGCGCATCGTGTCCGCGCACCGGGTGCCTCCGCTCGTGGCCGGAATCCAGACGCCGGGCAAGCTCGGGGCGAACAACGAGTTCGTCAACGCCATGTGGATGTTCCAGTCGTTGGTCATCGCCCCGGCGCAGCAGGTGCTCGAAAAGGCACTCGGCAAGACGCTGGGATCGAGCGACGGCGTGGACGGCCTGGGCAGCGAGTCCTTCGAGTTCAAGGAGGTCACGTCCGAGGTGCCCGTGGCGCAGTTCGAGGCCCCGGGATCGGTGGACGAGCCTGCCAAGACGCGCGGTGACCGGGAAGACGTGCCCGGCACGAGCCTGTCCGGCAAGGAAGGGCGGTCGCGACAAAACGCCATCGAGAAGATCGAGAAGATGATCGAAGACGGCGATGTCGAGCGCGATGTCGCCGAACAGATTGTTCGGCGGATGTTCGATTCGGTCGTCGCGAAGCTGTCCGAGGGCGCCTGATGGTCAGGCTGACCGACGCCGAGTTCGCGCGGCGTGTCACGCGCAATCTTGCACGGGAGGCGTTCCGGCGCGTGCGCGCCGCGGTGCAGAGCGAGACGCTGCGCGCCGCGCTGCGCGTACAGCAAGGCAGGCGCGGAGGGCAGATGTGGCTGGGGGTTCCGCACTACTGGGCGGTCTTCTACCACGACGGCAGGCGGGGCTTCGGGCCGAGGAGATCGCGCGTGCTCGTCTGGTTCAAGAACCCCAACGACGATCCGCGGGCACCGAACCGGCAATACCCGGTGCGGCGCTCGCAGATCAAGCGACTCACCCGCGAGCAGTTCTACAGCGCTCTGCGCGAAGGCAAGCTGATCGTGGCACGAAGGACCGGCCCCGCCCGCGCGCAGCCGTTCTTCCGCATCGGCCTGAGGGCCTTCTTCCAAAACGGCGGCTCAGGTATTGCGCAGCGGACCTTCCGCCGCACGGTGCGCGAGCTGGTTCCGGAGGCGTTCCAGCGTGCTACAATCCACCAAACCGTCCGCCTTTAAGGAGAACCCATGAGTCTCGCCAAGTCCGACTACCTCGAAGAAGAGGTAATGAAACACGTCTTCCGCACCGGATCGTTCACGAAGCCCTCTGCGCTTTGGGTGGGCCTCCTGAGCGCCCTGCCGTCCGACGACGCAGGCACAGGGCTCTCGTTGGTCTCGGGCGTCTCGGCCGTCCAGCGCGACCCGCTCGACGCCAACTGGTCGGACCCGTCCGCGGGCACGCAGGGCGAGGTGGACAACGTTGCCGATCTCGATTTCGGTTCCCATTCCGGCGCCGACGAACGCTACATCGGCGTGGTGATCGCCGACGCCGACCCGGCGGGCGCGCACAACAAGCTCTATATGGGCCCGCTCGCCAACAACTGGCGCGGCGCGGTGGTCAAGGCGTCCACCGACACGCTCACCGCCCCGGGGCACGGGCTCTCCAACGGCAACCGCGTGTTCCTCCGCGGGTCGGCCATCCCGGCCGGGCTCGACGAGACGGTCGAGTACTTCGTTGTCGGCGTCTCCGGCGACGACTTCCAGCTCTCGCTCACGCAGGGCGGCGCGGCCGTGAACGTGACCGCGGACGGCGCTGTCGATGTCGGCGACAGCCAGGCGCAGGACGTGAGCGACGGCAACCCCGTCAAGATCCTCGCGGGCAGTCTCGACATCTCCGAGGACTAGGCAGTGGCCTCGATTCTCGTCAGGCTCGATCCCGGAGAACAGCAGGGACGCGTCGTGGATGTTCGGTGGGACAGTTTCGACTGGAACATCGAAGCCATGAACAAAGACCCTCGTTCTCCGGCCCAGTTCGGCGTGGTCATCCTCGACACGGGGGCTGCGGACACCGTCGAGGACATCAAACGCGCACGTCGGGTGTTTCAGGAGAGACTGCCGATCCGCGAGGAAGAAACGCGGGACAAGCGGGGTGCGTTCCGGTTGACTGTGACTCGACCGGTCCGCGATCTCTTCTCCGCTCGCGACGGCGTCCTCCGAGTGCCGCAAGACGTCGGGCGCAAGCAGCTCTTCCAGTCGTTCCGGCATCGCGACAGCCGCAAAGACCTTGTGCGTCACGTCATGGACGAGGAGCAGCAGCGCGGCGTGGCGCTGGACGAAGACACCGTGGTCGAGCGTCTCTTCGAAGAGGATCGGAGCAAGCCGAAGGGGAAGGGCCGGTAATGCCGACGATCAACACCTACGACGTTGGCCATGGCAAGACCTACGCGACTATCGCGGCGGCCGAGAGCGCGACCGCGTCCATCGACCACGTCACCGATGACGAGATTAGCCTGGTCCGCATCTATCGCGAGGGTGCATCGGATTTCGTTTGGGCTGAGTCCCCGACGTTCCTGATCGACGACCAGGATTTCGTTGACGCGACACGCTACCGGCAGGTCGTAGCGGCTGAGTCAGGCCTCACGTTCACCGGCGTCTGGACAATCGGTGACCGGGACCAGTACTTCGAGAAGTTCCTTCGGATCGGCACCGATCAAGAGATTGACGGAGCGCTCTACTACGCGCTGGAGTTCACCGGCGCCGGGAAGATCCGCCTCCCTGACCAGTTCCGCAACCTCGAAGGCAATCACTTCTGCGGGCTGATCGGAAATGGCGTGGAAAACGGGCTGATCGACTGCTTCTCGCAGGGCGGTGTCAAAGTCGGTGATGACCTTGTTATCCGGTCCAATGTCATCTTCGACTTTGGGCTGAACGGCGAGGACGCGATCTTTTTCGAGGAGCGCACCTTCGGCGGAACCTGCGAGATCGCGTTCAACACGGTCTACAACTACGTTGGCGGCAACTCCTTCCGGGGCGGGTTCCTCTTTGAAGGAGGAGGGACAATCGCCATCGTCCGAGGCAACGTAGCCATCGACGCAAATGGCGGTGCTGCACAGACGGCCGACATGATCTTTGATCCGACGATCACGACGGCCGAGTACAATGTCTCCTCGGACACGAGCGCGCCGACCGGGAACGAGACTCACAACGAAGACGACACGATCTTCGAGGACGCCGCCAACGACGACCTGACGCCCGCGGACGCCGACACGCTGCACAACCAGGTCAGCAACGGCATCCCCGCGTTTGACATGTTCAATCGCCGGTCGCGTCCACAGGGCGCGACGGCGGATATCGGCGGGATCGAGCGCGAGGCCGCAGGCGGGGGCGCAACCCCCGCATTCCCCTTCCTCATCTACTACCAGCAGGGGCTCGTCTGATGCTGTTCAAAAACACCGCCTCACAAAAGATCCGCGTCTTCGCCTTCGCCGACGCAGGGCACGCTACGCTCGATCCGGGCGAGCCCGTCACCGGCGACGCCGCCAACATCAGCGCCCAAACCGCGCTCGACAATGCCGCGCTCGGCGCATCCAACGACGCCGCCCCGACCGAGGTGGACGCCACCAACGCCCCGGGCTACTACGAGTTCGACCCCACACAGGCCGAGACCAACGGCGACGTGATCGAGTGGTACGCCAAGTCCTCCACCGCCGGGGTGCAGGTCGTCACTGTCGGCGGAGCATCGCAGATGCTGGTCCCGCCCAACTTCCCCGACCTCGGCATCGCGGCAGCCGGCGACCTGGTCAAGGTCAACACGCTGGACGGCCACACGGCCCAGACCGGCGACAACTTCGCCCGCCTCGGCGCCCCCGCGGGCGCGTCCATCGCCGCAGACATCGCCGACAAGGTCAGCATCGTCGCATCGGGCACCGCGCAGGCCGGGGACACCAGCACGATCACGCTCGCGTCCGGAGAGTCCTCCACCGATGACATCTTCCTCGGGTCGCGCATCCTCCTCACCGGGGGCACGGGCGCGGGACAAGTGAGGCAGATCCAAGACTACAACGGCACATCGAAGGTGCTGACCGTGGATCGTCCTTGGGTAACCACCCCCGACGCCACAACGACCTACGAGATTCAGGGCGCGGTCTCGCCCCTGTCTGACGGGAGCGGGTTCGGGCAGCTCAACTACTCGGGCGGAATCGTCAACTCCAATCTGGAGAA